TTAAACAAGCTTTATCTTCTATGTTTCCTGAGATGGATTTAGCTATTGAGGGGTTAACTTTCCTTAATAAACGTGCAAGAGCACAAGATAGTAAACAGCAGCAAGGAACAACAATACCTGTATTTAGTGTGGATACTGAGTCGGACATATTAGCAAAAACACCTGAAGATGTTCACACAGGTGCTGCCCCTCTTAAAGAAGCAGGTGTAACAGCAAACCCTAACGGAATTATTTCAATTGATGCTGAGATGCAAAGATTAACAACAAAGCTAATGAAAGCCGTTACAGGCACCTTACATCTGAATGTATATGATGCACAAGATATTTCTTCTGGATCAGAGGCAGTTCTTGGTGCTTTTATTACTAATTTAGCTGAAACACTTACGATTATGCAAGCTGACCCAGTTAAAGAAGTAGCGGATACACTTACAGGTGTTCTCGAAGCCTCCGCTAAGCCTCTTCTTTTTGAGGGGGAAGTAATTATCACAGGTTTAAATTCATTACTTGAAAGTGGTACTGCGGAGTTTACAACGGATTATGCTGAATTTTTAAACGAGTTAAGTACTGAACTTGGTGGTAGAACTACAGCAGGAGATTACACTAATTTACTTGGTTCAGGTGATATTGCCCAACATTTACAACGTTTACAGCAGAAGTTAAATAGAACTGCTAAACAAGGTGAAATTTCACGATTAGATTATGTAGCAAAAAGTGATGGAGGTATTAAGGTTCATCAGTTAGCGGGTATTGATGGTACGGCTATTCTTATTAACTCAGATGGTTCTTTTAACTGGAGCCAGATGCAACAAGAATCAGGGTTAAGTGATGCTAAAATAGACAAACTTAAAACACTACCTGAAATAGTTGAGTTTGAAAAATCATTTAAAAACCGTATTGCTACTCAAGACAGTTTAAGTCTTGAAGTGCCTATTTTAGAAAACGTTCCTGAGAAATCTGAAAAATCTCATAAAGTAAGTATGATGGAAAAGCTTGCAGGTATTATTCTTTCAAAAGGTACCTTTAAAGATTTTAGTAAAGAAAAAGGTTTTACAGAAATAAAGATTACTACTGAAGTTTTAAAAGACTTTAACCTTAACCGTGTAAACCTTGGAGCTAAAATTGATAAAGATTCAGGTTTACCTGCTTCATTAAATACTACTTTATTTCAAGTAAACCCTGTATGGAACAGGAAGAATAAAGAGTATGATTATTCTAATATAACTAAAAGTAATTTAAATGGTCAGGTAATTCGTATTGTAGATAAAAAATATTTTACTAAGTACGGTTTAACAACCAATATTAAAGGTAGGCATGTTATTGAAAAAAGTGCTCCTAATGCAAAAACAGGTTTAATTACTTTTACACCAATTATATATATTCCTGAGGGTATCTCAATTGCTGAAGCTATGACTGCTATGCAACATGAGCTAACTCATGCAAATATGGTTGGAGGACTTAATAACATAATTGGGGGGAACGGTACGTCTAAACAGAATAAACTGTACGCTGCATTCAAACAAGATATGCAAAAGTTTTTAACTCTGTCTGAAGATACTCTAGTGAGTAAACCTACCCTACATAATTTATGGTTAGTATTACAAGATATTAATAATACAGTTAGTAAAACTGACTCAGATAGGGTACGTAAAGAGTATATGCTTATACAAGAGTATGCTGCGCATTTGAACCAGAACCCCGAAGATATGAGTGTTGACTCCTATTTACGGGAAGATATTACTGATCAAGTGGGTACTGAAGTTGTAGGTATTATTGGTGCAATATTACAAAGTTTAACAAAACTATTAAGCAGTCTTGTAGGTAGTTGGATTAATCCTGCAGATTTCCCTAAAAACAATGATAATAGTGTTAACCGTGTAACTTTATTGCAAGCATTTATGTTTGAAATGGGTAAAACATCTAATATTGTCAAAACTACGGATAAAACTTTTCCTATAACAGATGTTCCACTTAACTCTGAAGACAGATTAAATAACAGATTTACAGATAGATCTTACACAACTGAAGAAACTAATCGTTTAGCACAATTACGAGACAAAGTAATGAATGCTATATCTGGGTTAGAAATAGGTATTAAAGAGCTTATTGATAATAATGATGATATAGGTGGTATTAAGAAATCAGATACCAAAGCTTATAAAGAATTTATTAAATACACTAATGTGCTAAAAGATTCTACTTCCAAGTTACGTATACTTTCTGCAAAAGGAGCATTAACTGATGCTGAAGTAGAAATACTTTCACAACTTACAGGTGTTCTTTCTATAGGTAGAGATAATAAATACTACCAAAGAAGACACTTAGATAAAATTTATTTACAAGCAAGCAAAACTATTAAAGTATCTGATTTGGTTCCTGCTTCTATTAAAGAGAGTGATCCATCGTATGTAACACACTTACGTATGGCAGCAGATGTACACACTTTATTGTTTAAAACTGATGATGTTAATAGAGTTGCTCGTTTTGCAGCTTATAGTGAAGTATCTCCAGAGCTAAAAGCAGCTTTAAAAACAGTAGATATTAAAGAAGCAACTCCTACGCATTCCAACTGGTTTGAAAAAGTTAGACAAGTAATAAGAGACGCTGTTGTTAAATCTGCTAATGCGCTTAGTGGTATTCGTGCAGGCGATGCAAGTCTTCAAACGCAAATGACTATTGATAATATGTTTTTAAGTAAAAAACTGTTTGATAATAAATTTAACAATAAATTGGTAAATTACGAGAGAAAATTAGATGCTTCTTTTCAGTTTGTAGGTAAACAGTTTGCTAAAACAGCACGAGTAGTTATTTCAAAAATCTCAGGTAAGGAAATTCCTCAAGGTCTAAGTGTTTCAGATATGATTTTGGATTATACACCTAGGGGAGAAGGCGAAACTACAGTCCCAGGATTCTGGAGAAATAACTTACTTGAAATGCTTAAACGTACTCAATCACACTCAGTAAAGGTGGATAGACGAGTTGATATAGGTAAGTCAAAAGTAGATGCTGTACACACAGGTACTGCACGGGGTATAAAAAATATTTTAACTGATATTTTTAGCAAAACTTTAACTAAAGATGAGTCAAAAGCTATTGTAGAAGGTGATATAAAGGCTGATTTAGGTTCTTTGATAGAAGAGCATGGGATGAGTGTAAAAGACGTTCAAATGCTCTTAGAAGATGCTTCTACTAGAAACACACGTATTAATATACTTCAAAATCAAATTTTAAATACAACTGTACCTAATGTAACCAAAGCACATCAAACCATGATGATTAATGAAGCTAAAGCTTTAGGTTATCGTTTGGTTCAAGGAGGTGCTACACGGGGTATGGGGTATCCTAATGCTTATTCAATTAGCCGTTTGACAGGTACATCTGCAGAAGTAGAGTACAGCCCTACTTTAGACAGTACTTTGGTACCTATGCTTGATCAATTAGCAGCATTATCCGCTATACAGTATATGGATAGTGGTACTCGTGAAATTCTTGCAGAATTATATGATTCTCAAGGAGATGCATTTAATGTAATTCACGCTCAAATTAAAGCTAATCAGACAGATTTAGTTAACCGATACGGTTTAGGTATTTTAAATCAAGTACCTAAAGGAAATACTCCTGATATTACAGATGTGAATACAAATATTCGTATTGTTTCTAAGTCTCAATTAGCAGAATTTCCTAGCCATGAAGTACTACACGAAGTAGCTGCTCCACACTCGGATGAAAAACACTACGTAATTTATAACGAGGTTGGTGGAGCTGTTCCATACGTAAGTGGTGCCATTAGCCTTATTGATTCATCTATTAGCTTAGCTGCTAAAGGTGCTGTAAGGTCTGAAGGATTAAACTTATGGGATAGCGGTGAAATTACAAGTAACAATGCTAAAGCTTATACAGCGGCTATGAGCAGTAAGATTCGTGAACCTTCTCCGATAGATAAAGGGGGATATGTTCCTAACTTAAACCAGTCAGGTCAAATTGTAAGTTATAAATATGAACTACCTAGAGCTGAGTATACTCGTCTTGCAGGTGTAAGTGGTGACTGGTCAGATATGTTGTCTGAGTACGCAGGACGTTTACAGGCAGAAAAATTAGGTACTTTTAATAATGTTGAATTAGTTAAAGAATTATATGCTGAATATACTAGTAGCAGTAATAAAAAAGCTTGGGTAAGGGTATCTGTAGATTCACCTAATAGACAGGTTCGTGAAGCATGGCAGTTAGCTCCACAAGAAATGAAAGATACTGCTAAAACTTATTTTGGTGAACCTGTAATATACGTGCATAGAGATGATATTAATCAAGCGTTAGGTTTTAGAGAAGTCTCAATTAAAGCTTTATTTAGACCTAAAGGTTTTGATGAAGAAACCTATATGCGTACTGTTACTGAACTTATGAAAAAAATATTTCATCCAAAATTAATTAATATATTACGTAAAGCTGAATTGGGAACACAAGAAGTAGTTTCGATAGGTAAAGACTTAGTTGTAGTTAAATCCGTAGTTGTTCCTGCTGCTAATCTTATGTCAAACATTAATCAATTAGTGGGTAGAGGTGTTCCAGTTGAAGATGTGTATTCTAATGGTTTATTGGGTGTCAATGCTAAAAGGGAATACGATACAATTTCAGAGCGATTATACATACTTCAAGCTAAACTTAAAATAGTAACGGATGTAGAGGAAAAAGCTAAATTAAATAGTGAGTTTGTTTTACTTAAGCAGTCTCGAGAGTCTAATCCATTATTCAGACTTATATCTGAAGAAGGAATGAATCCGAGTGTTATTGAAGAATTGGGTGAAGAGTCTAAACGCGATGGTTTTCGTAAAAAGTTTTTAGAAAATTTGTCTGCAAAGTTTGAAGATGCATTACCTGAAAATAACGCTTTTGTAAACGTAGGTAAAGAAGTGGCAATTACACAAGATTCTAGCGTATATAAATTATTAAACGAGGGTTTAGAATTAGGAGATTTTGTATCTAAGTTTATTCTGTATACACATTTAACAACCCAAGAAGGTATGTCACATGAAGATGCTATTGAACAGGCTCGTAGTGAGTTTATTAACTATAACAGGAACCAAAATCCTTTAATGGATTACGCAAATAAATTAGGGGTTACACCTTTCTTTAAATATTTTATGCGTAAACACCCTGTTATGTGGGCTACAATTAAGAAGAGTCCATCAAGAACTATTGTACAAATACTGGCAGCAATTCAGTTAGGGGTTCCTTCGTTGTTTGAAACTTCCTTAATTAATAAAGATTTAGTTGCTGCAACAGGTACAGTAAACTTTTTGGGTATGGCTTCGGACGCACACCTTCTTTTATAGGTTTAGCAGAAGTGGGGAAAATTTCCCCACTAAATGTAGTTAAAGATCAAAGAACCAATCAAGAACTTTAACTACAGCTTCTGCTACCTCTTCATCCATACACTTCTCCCAAGTTATTTATAATGTAAACATACTCGCTATATCTGCAGCAGGTTTAAGTGCTTCTGGTTCTATTGCAGGGTTATCTAAGACTAAATCTTTTAAGACTTCTTCTTTTGATTCTGAATGTTTATCTACAACTGGTTCTGCAGGAGTTTTATTTAATGAGGCAGTTCTAGGAATAGCTAATCCTACTGGAGGTGTTAAACTACTTGTTGCATAATCTGCATCAACTTCTAACTCAACTCGAGTAGGATTACGTTTAATAATAAACTCAATTCCATTAACATGTGCTTCTGGAATTTGTTTTTGAATTTCTTTGATTAGTATTTCCCGAATAACATCTTCAGATAAAGTTTTAACTTTAATTTTTTGTATGATTTCAAATTCAATCATAATTTTTCCTTAATTTTAAGTAAATAAAAGAGGAGCATCTGCTCCCCTTAATCTGCAAGTATATTTAACTACGAGTTAAATTGTAACGGTGCTGCAGAAGCGGATGGTACTCCACCTGCTACAGGGGCAGCACCTGCGCCACCAACAACTGCTTTAGATTTATCTTTGGTTTTCTTTTCATTAGCTTTAAGCCAATCATCATAAAATACAGCTTTTGTATCACGTTTGACTTCAAGATTTGAACGTTTATTTTCATCAAAGAATTTATTTACTTCGTTGAATTCACGAGTTTCTGTAATATCTACATAAGTTTTGCCTTGTTTTACTTGTTTATTGGCAATAATCTTTTGAAGACCTACATAAATTTCCTTACCACACCAATCAACTAAAGTGGGTAATTCAGCAGGTACCATACCGTTTGCTTCTTTACTGTAAACGTTATGGAATTTAGGTGTAAATGTTGAAGATTTTAGCGCGTCACCTGTAAGTAACTCACCTAAAGAATTCATCTTAGATAGACCTATAAGCTGCTTTTTAGCTTTAGTTTTCTTGTCAAGGTAAAATGGGCCTTGAGTGTTAGCTGACCATACAGTTTCACGTTCACTATGGTTTAGTGTTTCACCTGTTTCAGGGTTACGTATTTCAGTAACAACTTCAATATATTTTGAACCTGAGGCAAATTCACCTAAGAAAGCGGCTTTAAGGGTTGCTGGATATAATCCACTTTCCCACGCTTTAAAACCAACTGAATCGCGTTCTTCTTGTACTTCTACGTCTGCTTCGATGTTAAAAATATCTAATGGCATGTTTTAATTTCCTATTTAATTACTTATTTCAGATTGAATGTGCAGAGAGTATCCCTGCTTGGCAAGATAGTAGGCATCAGTAATATCGTATCTACCTACATTCTTGGGTTTGCCTAATAAATCATTGTACAGTTCAGGGCAGTCTATTTGGAGCTGGTTAAACATCTCTTCTTTACCTGCATTTCCTGAACCCGTAGCAATCTTTTTAAGCGATTTTGGGGCTACATGATACATTTCTATACCACGCTGTTTTACCACCTCATTTAAGCCCTTGAGGATCATTCCTAACAACATAGGAAGTGTTCGAGTGGCATTGCCTTTAGAGGCAAGTGAAGGTGTCTCAAAACAAATGACATCTACACCATGATCTTGGGCAATTTCCAGTAACTCTTCTACAATATGGTTCCCTCTTGTAAGGGTATCGAATATAAAATCATCTTCACCCTTTACAGTTTTGATTGAACCAGAGTAATCTACCTCAATTAAGGGACTACGTTCCCCCAAATGAGGCATAATATCTAACACCACGACACCCGTGCAGGTAAGTGATTGATCAATACCCATTACGGTTACCATGTTATTCTCCATAGAATTCGTCAAAGCGATCAAGTACGATTTGAATATCATTGTCGATATACATTTCGTTTGTTTGCCAGAAATCTAAAGGAGCACGAGTACGATCACCAACAGTCTGCTTGTTAAGCATTGTTGAGAATACATATTTCATACCTGTAGCTTTTTCTTGATCAGTGTAACTTAGCAATGGAGTTTCAAATTCCATTAACTGAGAGATTGGCATCTGTTTAGAAGTAACTACAATTGAATGATCAGCTTCTACACCAAGCTTACCCACAGAACCTTTAACAAGAATTTTAGAAATCATATCCATACCCACTAGTTGGGTATCAGTATGAGCCATAATAATGTTAGTTTTGTTGGAGCCTTTAATAAGGTCGTTTATTCCTTTATAGTAATTACCATAATCTTTCCACGCACCAAAACCTTCGTCTGAAACATCAACTACTTTACGTTCGTATGCTGCCATAAGATGAGTGAGTGTATCGAGCACAATACCAGTACACTTTTCAGCTGCTTCGAGCTGATGGTAATACTGAAAAATATCATGTGGGTTTGTTACACGTTGGTTTGTCAAGAAAGCTTTAGCACCACCGATTGGTAGAGCTTTATCGTCACAATTTAAATAGGCATATCCTGCTCTATTCTTAAGGTTACGTAAGCTTGTTGATTTACCCGTGTTTGACATACCTGCAATTAAAATTGTACGGTTAGTCATTATTATTCTCCTGTGTAAACTAAAGTGGATTTGTTACGAGATACTTCAATAAACTGTTCAATGTCTATTTCAGTTTCTTTAGTAAGTTTTACTATGGCGGGAATACCCTTAACTTTGACATTGTAGATGTCAGTACTTGTATACCCACTATCACGTAACAATTGGATCATACTGTCTGTATCATTCCATGCACGTATTTTGTTACCTTGTTTCAAAGCAAAGTCTGGGTGAGTTTCACCTTTCATTAATACGTCCATCGCATTAGTTTCATGGGTGTGGATCATATTGTTTAAAACAACACGTAACTCATACGCTTCTTTTATACTTATTACATTAATATCTATCATACTTACTCCTTAATTGATTTTTTACTCATGGTTATAAACACTGAGTTATTTAGTTCGTCATCAGAAAGAGGATCACTAAATGAATCATTAAAAGCACGCAGTCTTTGTTGTGATTCGTAAAGGTCAATCCCACTGTCCAATAACATCATCCCGTAAGCCAAAAGGGTATTATTTCGACCTGAGTTCCACTGCTTAGCAAAGTACTGCTCTACCTTAGGTAAATTAGATAATTGCTTATTCTGAGATTCACGATCAGCATTTTTTTGAGTTTTGGGTATAAAAGGTAGAGGGTTAAATAGTTCACCCTCGATGTAGGAACCAGAACCAGTATGAGATAACCATTTCTTACTTCGCTGGTTTGAGCATTCATCAATTTCAAAAGGAAAGTGACTCATGATGTTATTCATAAACTCTTTGTAATCTTTTTTACTCATTTTGAGTACATACTTTAGAGGTATTACTACTCTAAACCTATTGATTTCAGGAGTGTTACGTTTAGTAGTATACATATACGCAGTGGTGTCTTTTAACAGTGTACGTACTGTTTCAAAACTTGCTCCACTATCTATGTCTAAAACAATAATGTTGAACCCTGCTATAACATGTTCATCATCACGGTAACCTTCATTTAAAGCATGGTTCAACCAATGTACATTAGTATGTTGACACAACTGACTTATTTGATTTTCCCACTTTAACTCTTGGTACACAAAACCTTCAGTAGCATTAGCATGGCTTGCTGCTTGAACGTATGAAATACCTATTTTATCTAGGTTTACCTCTTGTAAAGATTCACCACTGAAGAACTCAATACCGTCTGCAATGTAACGTTTAATGATGTGGTGGTGTTTGTACCCCCAAGCTGTTGCAAGCGATAATAACTCTTCCTGCTTGTTCTTAGCAGATGGATAAAAAGGTAAAGCAACTACAATATCTGCGTGCGTAACCTCACCATCTACGGATGCAATATACTTAGCTAACCTCACATAGTTTTTAGGTCTATGGTAAATATCTTTAAAAGCTTGACCTGATTCCTCTACAACTTTAATAGCAGCATAAAGTTGATCTTCAGTTATATTAGGTGTGCTATCAATAAATGCATAAGTAGCAGATAGTTTAAGTGCGTTAAAATATCTATGCTCTAGTTGTGCTCTTGGTATGGCTTCATGATCACCAAACTGCATAGCTAAAGCTTCACAATTAAGTTTATACTGGAGAAGAATAATACCTTCGTTACGCTGCACTTCAACCATTCGATCAAAGTTTGCAGTATCTGCTAAATTAGTAAATAAATTTACTAAGTAACTTACATCTGTAGATGAAATACTTTTAACTAATTTATCATACAAATCTTCTGCAGATACATGTTCAGCTTTACCTACATGACCTACTCCGTACATAAATCTACGGCCATAACCAGTTTCAAGTAAAGTCATAAACTCTGCTTCAGTTTTACCACCATCTAACAATTTAGATGGAGTACCAAAGGCAAGCATGTTACTGGGTACAGGAGTATGACGTTGTTTATAACGTTTATTGTCGGAAGAATTTTTAGTAATTTTATCTTTTACTAAACCACCATCAAAACATTCAAGCAGTGTATTCCATAATTCTTGAGCATTACCTAGGTTTGAACCAACTTCATCAACGATGTAATTAGTGGCACCAATAGTAGATAACTGACAAGCAGAACGTATTTGTTTATAGGCTGGAGCACTACCCTCTGCAAATGAAAATGGTACATCACCATATGAAGATGCTTCAGTTGTAAGCTTAGTTAACTCTTCATCAAAGTCTGTGCCATGACGTTGTGCTAAACGTATAGCTTCTTTTTCAATGGCTAGTTCAGCTACGTTATGAAAAGTGTCTTCAGTGAATTTATCTCTAAACCCTTTAAGTAAAGTGTTTTCAATAATGTTCATACTAAAACCTTTACCGATACCTGATTCGCCAGTACATAAAGCATATAAGTTTACAGGTAATACACCTCGGTCGTGAGTTAGTACATTGGTTCTCATAGACGCAGCCATAAGAGCAAAATAAAATGAAGTTACAGTGCGAAAGTAACTATCACTTTCCGTATTTTGTGTGCGTTGCCGTAGAACATCTACCACTTTTTCAGAAATAGGATGATGTTGAACAGTATCCAAATCTTTTAAAATCATATGAATCCTTAATTTTAGAGGTTAAAAAAGAGGCTGGTTAGCCCCTTTGATATAAAGAGTTATTGAGGTTAGGTAACTAAGCCTTGTGCTGCCAGAGACTTGTACTGACCACATATGGGTCGAGCTGTACAATAATCACAAGCTTTGGCTTTAGCAGCTTTATACTTTACTACGCCCTTACCTTTAGCATTTCTCCATACGAGTGCTTCTGGTTCAGTGTCGAAGTTTTTAGAAGCTTTTTTATTAGTTAGTGCTCCAAAGTATTGCCATTTAGGTTTACTTTGCCAAAGATCTTCAGCGTCACATAAAGGAAGGTCTGCTTCAGGAGCATCCCAATACTTATCTAACTTATCTAATTTATCTCTAGCATACCGTTCAGTTTCGTTTACAGAAAGAAGTGGTATAGGTTGTTCATAAATAGGAAACGGAGGATAGTTTGATTTATAACCCGATTCTAATTTATCCCAATCTTTAAAGTAGTAATCAATATAACCCATAGGGTTAGTTACCTTGTCTTGATTTAACCATCTATATAGGGACATTTGCAAACGATACTTGTTATTATTTGATCCCGATGTATAAGCAAATATACCTGTAGACTTAATATCTCTAACAGCACCCATTAAAATAGCATCAGATTCACCTGAAATTATCCACTTTCCTAAAGGTTGTTCTGAACGTATTTCAATCCAGATTGGAATGTCATTTTCATCCCATGTTTCAGGATTAATAACAATTTTATCAACTGTTTTTTGTGGATAACCTAGGGCTAACAAAGCTTTTTGAGGGTGTTGCCAAGCTTTTTCAACACCTGCATGAATTGCTTGACCTAATCGAGCATTAATAAGTGTAGACACATCTTCAGCTAAAGCTGTTGAACCAACTTGACGAGACTTTAAAATAGTCTGACGAACTGATTTAAGTAAAGTTGTGACAGATACTTTCTTTTCAGCGGGTACCATGTTGTAAGTATCATGGCTTAACCACACTGCCATAAGAAGTGAGATATTATGTGTGTTGGTGTATTTTATATTAGACATTGTTTATTTTTTCCTTTCCCATTTGCCCGTTAGGTGATTTAAATAATATCTAGGTAGAAACCAGTATTTTTGGTATAGCCAAGCTACTGACCAAGCAGCAGCAAAAGCTAAAATTAAAACCGCAGCAATTGCATCTGTAACTGTAAATATAAACATTATTTAGCATTCCTTTTATTTACTTCATTAAGAAGTGTTTGTTTAATTTCATTAACTGAAATATTGTTAGCCAATGTAATTGGGTAAGCCCAACTAGGATAGGCAATATCCAGTTCACTTGATAGTTTAATTTTATCATGCATTATTTCAGGCAGTTCTTGCCACTTCATACAGTCAATTAAATTATCATTTACCCATTTAGTAATTGTAAAACAATCTTTCCAGTACAAGTATATTGCATCATGTATTTGGGAACATAACCAAATATCATCTACATACTCACTGTTTCGAACACGCTGCATAAACTCCACAGAAGCTCTACCGTTAAGTAAACAATAAGATTGACCTGATATAGCATTACCTAACGTTCGTGCTTCAGCTTCAGCTTCATGAGGTGTTTTCTTGTTACCTAAGACTACTTGATCTAATATAGGAGCACGTATTCTAAGTCCGAAAGCACAAACAGCAAAACCATCTACAGACGCTTGTTTAGTTTTTTCTTTTACCCAATCAAAGCTGACTTTGTAAAGAGTTTGATATCTTTCCTCAATCATCATAGCTTCACTTGGTTCAAAACCACAGTTTTTTACTAATGTTTTCCAAGTACCTTGGTATTGTTGGGAAAAATGTACAGGTTTACCGTCACTTCGAATACCCCCATGGTTAATAGCAATTGAATTGATACTTTCAGGTGACGTTACATCAATATCTGGAAATTTTTCTTCCCAGAAGTGATATGCACGGTACGAGTGACCATCAAAACCATCAAGTAATACTAATTCTTTAGCAGGATCTTTAGTAAGAAGTGTATTTACTACATCTTCAAGACCTGCAAAATCAGACATACCAAAAACCATATTAGGTGGTGCTATAAAACATGATTTAATTAACTTCCCAAAACGGGAACCAGAAGGCATTTGTTGAATATTTGGATCACTTGCACTGAGTCTTGCTGAAACAGTTCCACCAAGTTTATATGAACCATAAATACGTGGTACTCCATCTGTACCTACCCAATGATTATCCAAGAATGTTGTAATAAAAGAAGTGAGTATCTTTTCAACATCTGAGAAATCTGTAAAAGCCTGTAGACATTCTAAATAAGGTTTGGCATTTGGATGTGCCATTATTTTTTTAATTGTCTTCCCTGCTGTGGAGGGTTGGCCTGATTTTGTTTTATCAATAACAGGTAATCCCATACAACTATATATAATTTGTTGTAATTGTTTGCCAGAGTTTAAATTTAGTTTAAATTTAGTATCATTTATGTCAATTATTTTATTTTTATATCCAAGGTTTCGATAAATAACTTCTTGTTCTTTGGAATCTTGAATAAAAAGATTAATAATAGGGGTGTTAACAATTGTTTTAATAGCCTCTAATTTAATAACTTCTAACTCAGCTTGTACTTCACGAACACGGTTTAGGTCAAGACACATACCTGTTAGTTGCATTTCAAGAATGTCATACAAAGCAGGTTTAAATATTTTGTTATAAAATTCTTCTTGTTCATCTTTAACCATACGTGCATGATTTTTTTCGTAAACAAAGTAAGTAGCTACAGTATCTATACCGTTATATTTAAGTAAGTCAGGTAAAGTTTGTAAACGTATATCTTTTACTTCAATAGCGTAGTTACCTACGTACTCGTGTGCTTGGTGTTTTAAACCTAACGTATTACCTGCACAGGAATTGGTGGCTAAGTACGTCATTAATTGAGTACATTCTCCAGTACGGAGCATATGTTCTCGGCCTATACGCATACCTTTCCTATCCAGTACATCTGTCATCCAGAGCTGGTAAGTAAGTACAGTGGCATCATAACTAATATTATGCCATAAGAGTTTACCCTTATAATTTTCAAAGAAAGTTTTGAGTAAAGCTCTTACTGGTTCATTTTGTACTTGTTTTATATGTGCGATTTTAGTTTTATATTTCTTATCAGTTTTATCCCATATATCAACTTCATATGGATCACACGCAACTGCATCTACTGTAAACATTACGGCAGATTGTTTATCAACTGAAAACGAAATAGTACCAATACCTGCTGAGTAATGTTTAAGGCTAAAAGCTTCAATATCTACAGCAATAATAGGAACGTGTTCAAGTTTAACCAGTTCAGCAGCAATTTGAGCCACTGTAGTAGGGTAACTAGTATTAACTAAGACGTTTGTACCAATTTCAGTATAGGTACCATTAAAATGAGCTGCAGTAGCTTTAATAGCTAACTGATTTCTTACTCTTGTTTCAGGGTTATAGAAAAATACAGCAGGGTTAAAACCATAAGCAACTTTGAGATGTTCAAAGCCTTTAATTTTACAGGGAAGAACATAACCGAGTTTAGCCTCAGATTTAGTTTGCCCTGTTAAAGTTTTAAAATATTCACCATCTAAGCAAAATAAAGTAGGAATACCTAATTTATTTATTTCTGGAAGAAGTTTAGCTAAATAACTTTTTCTGCACTTTGCACTAGGTTTTTTATTATCATATTCTAAACTGAATGCAATAGTACCTGTTGTATCAAACCCATTTTTGTTAAGTGGGTTTAAGTATTCTTTGCTAAGTGAATCTTCAACTAAACCTTCAAGTTTAATTAAAAGAGCTAAGTTAAACTTGGTATTTCCAAATGTTAAATGGTACATATTTTATAACCCGTAAATTATTACTTCATGTTTAGCTCGGCTTACAGCTACGTAAAGAGCACGTAGAAACGTATTTAAATCAGAGCACTGTGTAAGATCTGCAAAGTCTAAAAAGACTTTATCGTAAGTACTGCCTTGAGCTTTATGAGCTGTACAAGCAAAGCCATCACGAATATCTAAATAATTAGATTTTAAGGTGTAGTACACTGACCAATCACCGTTTTGCTTACCTTCGAGTTGTGCTTGTTTTAAACGTTTAAAATAAGCTTGCTTGTTGGAAGGGACTTTGAACCATTGATGTAAACCTAGGTCTACTTCGTAGTAATCAATATGTCCATCGTTTAAGTGTTTGCCTATATTACGTATGGTGTAAGTTTCTTCTACTTTTATTTCAGGTACGTTTTCCATAGCTGCAGCAGCAACTACAAGATCACCTTCTTGAAACCTATTTGTCTGTTTTAAAGTTTTACGAACATACGCATTATGTGACTCAACTGTAGTGTTAGAAAAAGCTATAATTCGTGCATCTTCATTATTTTTAAAAGCTTCTAAGTATTCTTTTTGAAACTCAGCACCACTGACTGAACGTATACCTTTCCCTACTGTAATTGGTGTGTAGGTTTGATTACGCACGTTTTCACGAAGCAAGTCACACATCTTAAATAAATGCGATTCTTTATCCTGTCTCATTGGTTCAGTCAGTTCTCCTTTAGGGAGATTCGCTATCAAAGTATTTACAACAGGGGACGCATATCCTATAGGAGCAAGTTGGTAGGGGTCAAGTGCAAATATGACTTTAGCTCTACCTTTAATTTTATCTTGTATAATTTGAAATACTTGAGGGTCAAGCATTGAGCTTTCATCTAAGATTAAAATTTCTTCATATAAGTTAGGTGTATCCCCTAATTTATAATGGGTAACTCCTGTTTTATAGTTAGTTTTTGGGTAAATTTTAAATAATTTATGTATGGTACTGCTATTGTTACCTAGCAGTGAAGCAGCTTTATTAGTAGTAGCGGTGTATATCATTTTACCTATTTGAGGTAAATGTAATAAACTACGTATTTTGTTAAGCTCAGGAATTTTATTTTCGAGGTGGTTTAATAAAAATGTTTTACCATAGCCACCTCCACTTTCAAGTGAGAAGAAAACATTATCACTTGCTAGAAATTCTTGTATTTGGGTAAATACTTTTTCTTGTCCTTTATTCAGCATTTTTTTCTCCTTTTGCTTTTTCTAATTCTTCCATATAATTTTTGTAACTAACTCCTAAAGTTTGTGCAGTAAGAATATTTTGATATTTTGTCATACAGTAAGGTTTTATTACTACTTCATTTTTTTCAAAACTATTTCTTATTGTATTCTCTGCTCCACCATAGGTATCTATTACAATTTGAGCTTTTTCTAATAAAGCTAAAAGTTGAGCACTTTCTTTAAAAGGTAAAAGAATTGAAGTGTGGTAGGAAAAATCGAGGTGTATCTGCGTTAAATTTTTTGACATGTTAGAGTCCCATTAATTTGAATACTTCTTGTTGTTTAATCATTTCATATTCAGGTTTTTGTTTAAATATTTCCACAAGTTGAATAGTTTTTTTTGGCTCTATTGTAAGGTCAAATTTAGCTAATAACTTTGTTGGAAGTAAATGAAGAATATCTATATCGTTTTGACTTTGATTCATAAACTGAAGAAA